CGCAGACGCAGCCGCGGCAAACGGTGCAGGTATCGTAATCGCAGGGGCAAGTGCTAACCTAGTATATGCCGCATCTGGTGATAAGTGGACTGCCAACAAAACGTTTGATGCACCTGAGATCATGCGCGGTGGTGTTGCACTAGACGAGTATATTGAAGACATCATGGGTGCATCTATTGCAGTCGGTGAAGGTCTTGACTTTGCTTACAATGATACCGCAGGTACACATACATTCACTGCGGAGATAGCAACAATTACAAACAAAGGTGTTGCGTCATATGATAGTGACGTATTTACTGTAACATCTGGTGCGGTAACTGTAACCTCACTTGATGGCGGTACATACTAAGAAACAATAATCCCCCTTATATAAGGGGGTTAATATAAAGGTGACATATGTCTACGACTTTACTTAAAGTCAAAAGAAGTGCGGTAAAGGGCAAGACTCCTGCCGTTGGTAATGTTGAACTTGGCGAGATCGCAATCAACACCAATGATGGAAGACTGTTCTTTAAGAGAACTGACTCCGCAGGAAACAACTCGATTAAGACACTCACAGAGATTGTTGGTGGTACTGGTATTACTAATACCGCAGGTACTCTATCAATAACTAACTCTGGTGTGACTGCCGCAACCTATGGATCTTCCACACAAGTTCCTGTATTCTCCGTTAATGCACAGGGTCAGATTGACTCTGCTACTTATCGTACAGTTGCAGGTGTGAGTGGTGTCACCTTTGATTCGTCCGAAGCAACAATAAATGTATCTACCGCAGACGGTGGATCTTTCAATGCTCGTATTGGACTAACGTCATTCTCTACCTCAGATCTATCCGAAGGTACTAATCTATACTATACTACTGCTCGTGCAGACTCAGATGCAAAGAATGCGATTGGTGTCTCTGGTGCAGGACTTTCATACAATGCATCTAATGGCACGATAACAATTGCTGAGACTACCTATGGTGGTTTCGACTCAGACTTCACAGAGAAGTCAACCTCAGATCTATCCGAAGGAACCAACCTTTACCATACCACTGCAAGAGCAAGGGCGGCAATTAGCGTCACTGATGCCGCAGGGGATGGTACTCTTGCATATAACGCAAGTACTGGTGTAATTACATACAACGGTATTACAGACGCACAGGTTCGTGGTAAGTTATCTGGTGGAACTGGTATCACATATAATAGTGGTACAGGTGCTATAACTACGACTGATGGGGATATCGTTCACGATAACCTAAGTGGATTCGTAGCAAACGAACACATTGATCACACTAGTGTATCAGTAACCGCAGGTACAGGTTTGACAGGTGGTGGTACTATTGCCGCGACTCGAACTCTGAATGTAATCGGTGGCAAGGGTATCATTGCAAACGCAAACGATATCCAAGTTGACTCTGGTAACATTAAGGGAATGTTCTCTGGTGGTACTGGTGTTACATACAGTAACGGTGCAATCAGTATTGGTCAGGCAGTCGCAACTACGGATGACGTAGTATTCAATGACTTGGTTGTATCTGGTAACTTAACAATCACTGGTTCACTGACAGACATTGCAACTACTAATCTGACAGTAACCGATAAGAACATTGTCATTGCAGACAGTGCTACTACTAGTGCATTGACAGACGGAGCAGGTATAACATTCGGTGCTTGGAGTTCGGGTACTAAACCTCTACTCAAGTGGGATCACGGTAATACTCGTTTTGATTTTAACAAACCATTAGCGGCATCTAGTTTTGTAGGTAACATTACAGGTAACGTAACTGGTACAGTATCAGATATATCTAACCACACTACTGCTGATCTAAGCGAGAACACTAACCTCTACCACACTACTGCAAGAGCAAGAGGTGCCATAAGCGGCACAACTTCTGGCACTGGGTTTGGTGGACTATCGTATAACAGTACTAGTGGTGCAATGACCTATGCAAAGGTCACAACTGCCAATATACGAAATCAGATTAATGTGGCAGGTGACCTCGCATATGATAGTGCGTCTGGTCAGTTGTCATTCAATGAGACATACTCAAGTGCCGCAGAACTACTGACCGCACTAAAGACAGTTGATACAAACTCAAGTGGACTGAACGCAGATACACTTGATGGAGAACAGGGATCACATTACAGAATTAATGTCTACAATTCCAGTGGATCATTATTAAACTAAGGTAAAGAACATGGCATCACCAGACACTAGAGACGAACTAATCGACTACTGCTTTCGATCATTGGGTGCGCCCGTACTCGAAATCAACGTGGCAGACGAACAAGTCGAAGATCGCGTAGACGAAGCATTACAGTGGTTCCGTGAAATGCATCCTGATGGAAAGAGACGATTCTACATTAAGCACCAGATCACACAGGCAAACCTTGACAACAAATACATCGACCTAACCGAAGATGTGATATCTGTTATCCGTATGTTCCGTGTTAACAGTGCCCACGCGTCTACTAACTTCTTTGACATCAAATATCAAATGCGAGTGAATGATATACATATGTTAGGATCTGCTACCGCAGACCTTGGTTACTACGAACAAATGGAACAACATCTATCATTACTTGATATGAAACTAAGTGGGGAACCACAGATCACCTTTGATAGACAAGCAGACCGTGTACATATTCATCACGATATGTCAGAGTTCCTTCTTGGTAACTATGTGATACTAGAAGTCTATGGTGATCGAGATCCCGGAGTTGCCGCGAACTCTCCCTTGAATTCTTTATGGAATCATAAGTTTCTCAAAGCATACACTATTGCATTGATCAAGAGACAGTGGGGACAGAATATGTCTAAGTTCGAAGGTATGCAACTTCCCGGTGGTGTTGTTATCAACGGCAGACAGATATACGATGATGCCTCGGCAGAGATCGAACAATTAATGGTCAAGTTTAGAGAAGAAGAAGACGTTGGCCCAATGTTCTTCATAGGATAAATTAATGGCAACTAACCCTTGGGTATCATCTGGTGGATTCCGTCCTGAACAGAACTTGTATGAAGATCTCGTAATTGAGTCTTTAAAGTTCTATGGTCAGGATGTCTATTATTTACCTCGTGAACTAGTCAATGTAGATAAAGTCTTCATGGACGATGTGCCGTCACACTTTAGTGATGCGTATAAGATAGAGATGTATGTTGAGAACGTTGATGGGTTTGGGGGTGAGGGAGATCTCTTCTCTAAGTTCGGTGTTGAACTTCGTGACCAAGCAACCTTCGTTACTGCTCGTAGACGTTGGAAGTCTCTGATCGGTGACAAACTAGATTCATATAACTTCCGTCCTAGAGAGGGTGATGTAATATACATTCCATTCTCTAAGTCTATGTTCGAGATCTTTAAGGTCGAGACAGAAACTCCGTTCTATCAATTGAACCAGTTACCTACCTTCCGACTACAATGTGAGTTGTTCGAATACAATGACGAAGACTTTGATGTTGGTATCGATGAGATCGATGACATTGAACTAGAAGGTGCCTATCAGTACAAACTGAATATGGCAAGTGCTGTGAATGCTAATGCCACTGCCTCATCATTAATAGATGATAACGGTAGAGTATATGGATTAACTCTGGAAAATCGTGGTATTGGTTATAACACTGCTCCTACTGTTACAATAGCATCTCCACCGGGAAACAACAAGAAGTTTGGTACAGGTTCTTTGGACGTAACCAAAGGTCGTGGTGTTGAAGCATCATACACACAGACCCACGTCAATGGTAGTGTCGAAGCATGGGTGTATATAAATACATTACCTGCTTCAGGTACCCAAGCAATCTTCTTTGAGACTGGTGGTAGTGGTCAAGATGACAAGACATACTTCTGGGGTGTTGGTAGCACAGGACAGTTAGTATACTCTCGTGGTAATAATAACGGTGGTGGTATTGATACACTCACCAATAATGATATCTTGTTTGAAGCAGGAACGTGGCACCATATTCTTATTGGAGCATCTGGCACAAACAACCTAGTAATCTACTTTGACTTTGTTAAGAAGTACGATGCCAATGTCGCAGGTGTTACTTGGAATTGGGTATCTGCTAATGGATTCTCGGTGGGTGCCGATGCCGCACGAACAGTCGATGGTGTTGATTGGAAATCACTACAAGGTTTCGTTGATGAGTATCGAATAAGAGTTGGTACCAAGGCACAGATCATCGAAACACGATATGACTCCGCAGGTACTACTAACCTCGCATACCAGACTGCCGCATGGACATCTGATAGTGCAACTGCATACCTCAATAACTTTGATCCTATCGGTGCTACTGGATCCTCTGTTTTAGATTCGTCTGGTACGGTCAACTCTATACTACAGATCGAGCAAGGTTTATATTATGATGTTGCCCCTGTCGTAACTATTGCTTCTCCATACACTGGTGGACAATACAAACGTGGTGAAATAGTAACTCAGACTAATAGTTCTTATACGATCAAGGGAGAAGTTGTTGCTTGGTCAGATAGTGATAATACCCTATACCTTGCACACGTTGGTGCGACAGACGGCAAATTACACACCTTCTCGAAGACCCAACAAGTGATTGGTGCGAGTGCGGCATACGCACCGACTTTGGTATCTGAACTGATGGAAATCAACGTTTCTCCTACATTAGGTGGAACTACACAGAATAATTTCTTTGATGACTTTGAATCAGACTTCTTAGACTTCTCTGAAGGTAACCCATTCGGAGACATGGAATAATGTTTGGAACACACTTCTATCACAAACGAGTCAGGACTGCCGTATCGGTATTCGGTTCTTTGTTCAATAACATATATGTTTTGAGAACAAATAAAGACGGAGAAGTTATCTCCCAAGTTAAGTGTCCTCTGTCATATGCACCCAAGAGATCTTTCATACAAAGACTCGAAGAGATGAGATCTGGCGAAGAGTCAGAACGTAGGGTCGCAATGAAGTTACCTCGTATGTCATTTGAGATTACCTCTATGTCATATGATGCCCAAAGACAATTACCTAAGACTAATAATTTCTCTACCGCAGTAGCAGGTAGTACTACGCAACGCGCTCAGTTCTTTACCTCAGTACCATATGATATGACATTCGATGTCAACATCTATGCTAAGAGTCAGGATGATGCATTGCAAATGGTTGAGCAGATCTTACCTTACTTTAACCCACAGTACACAGTGACGGTTAAACCATTCTCTGCCGACTACCCAGAGATCAAAGAAGATATCCCTGTAACGTTACAGTCAGTATCTTTCTCGGATGACTTCGAAGGATCGGTAGGTGACCGTAGAACAATCATCTACACACTTGCGTTTGGTATGAAGATATCCTTCATGGGGCCACAGACCAATAAGAACGTTATTCGTGAAGTTAACAATAACCTATATAATATAGGAGCAGACAGTGATGTCTTCCTTACGCGTATGCAAACAACTCCCACGCCTAATGGGATCTCTGTTGATAGCGACTATGGGTTTAATTTAACATACCTTGACAGTGCTAGTTAATGATCGTTAAGAACTATGCTCGTTACCTAAGATACAAGTATGGTTATAGACATTCTAGAAAAGGTACATTGGTAAATATATTAGTATGACAGAAGATGAAAAGATTCAACAAGATTATGATCAGTCTAGAGATACTTACTACGACCTTATAGAAAAGGGACGTGAGTCTTTGGAGTTGATGATCGAGGTCGCTCGTGAGAGTGAACATCCTCGTGCCTTTGAGGTTCTGTCTGGTATGATTAAGAATATATCTGATGTCAACGACAAGTTGATGGATCTCAATAAGAAGCACAAAGAGATCAACAAGGCAGACCTACCTGCTCTTCCGCAAGGAGGAACAACCAACAATAACGTATTCCTTGGATCAACTACTGAACTTCAACGTTTTCTACAGAATGAAAAGAATGTGATCCCCCATGACGATACAGACTAAAGACTCATATCTTGGCAACCCTCAAGTAAAGAGAGATGGGGTCGAAGAACAGTGGGACAAACATAAGTTAAGAGAATATCAAAAATGCATGAACGACCCTGTATACTTTTGCAAGACCTATGTGAAGGTGATACATCTT